CGCGCTAATAACGACGTTGTAGGTAGTCCCTACAACAGTAGTGACATTGGCGGTTTGTACAAACTGCCCGCCGCCTCCGCCGCCGCCGACACCCACAAGCCCGCCACCTCCGCCTCCCCCGCCGCCGCCGATCAGCCGAACGTCAGTCGAAGTCGCCCCAGCCGTGAACACATAGGTTCCGGCATTGGTGAGGCTGATGAGCAGCGTTGCCATTCGGCGCTCAACCTTTCATCAGGTCATTTTGTTCTGCAAGGTATAAGCAATGCTATCGCCAGCAAGTAACGGAATCGTGGCATGGTCTGATTTCTGCATCAGTGTGCCGCCTGATGACAATGTGAAGTACCCAGCATTGGTCACACTGATACCGCCCGAGGCCGTGTAAGTGAATGTGTACTGAGCCGTGTCATTGGTCAGCGTCACGGTAACGCGGGTTGGCGTGATGCTGATGCGAGCCGTTCCGGTTTCCGTGAACAAGGTTGTATCGCCCACTGCGGCAGTACCAGCGCCAGTGCCGACATTGCCGAAGTACGAAGTGAGTGAAGCAACCGTTCCGGCTGCATATCCCGCGATCTGTGCGCGGCCTACTGTAGTGATGACGTCAGCCAAGTTAGCCTCCTGATTTCATTAGAAATCTTTTAGATGCCGCATTGATGCAAGAACGGCAAACGCGGCGTTTGCTGCCATCCCTCATATGGATTCGCGTGTTAGCTTCAGTACCTTTTGCCTTAGCCATTTGATACTCCTAAAAAGGTACGCAAATCAAACCAGAGCGCTTTAATTAGTCGTCTAGTCTGAATAAGCATAATGATTCGGCGGTAGTGCCACATGAAGGTTTTGGGCTTCCCCAAGAAAAACTGCCTGCCGTTGATTGTGACTACCATGTTTTGGCACGTGGCACTGTTCTTAAAAAAAGCAGAATTAACTGGAATGTTTGAAGGCGCATAGAGCCTTTCAAGTTGTTCCTTAGGGTATTTGCCGATTAAATTCTGAGGAATCATGTGACCTCCACATACTCAGTTCCTAGGAAGTGAGGAGGCATTGCCGTCAGATTGCCTTCCTCATCTTCAAGAACGAGCATCCCAGGCTTTACATCTTGACGAACTTTCTCACCTGATGGTGAGGTTAGATTCAAGTAATACCAGAATTTAACATCTCTGAATTGCGGAATAGCATCCTTGCCATTGTTAGCGACTTTCTCGACTCCTAGATTAGTACCGTCGAACAAATGGCACTCGAATTCCTTACCATCAATTGCGTGTTTAACTTTCATATCAAACCTCCTGTAATCAATATTCAAAAAACCTTCAGTGCAGCGTCAATATTCACATAATGCAGAAACAATGCTGTTTGGAGGTGCCATTGCTTTTTCCATTGGGGTCATGTGCCTACTCGGTTGTGTCGAGGTCAAAAGAGATACTTTTTGTATCGGCGTCAATCACAATATTGCTGAATTTTGGCTCAGATTGAATCTTTGCAAGAACATCGTTAAATTCTTGTTCTGTGGCTACAACAATAGTCAAGCGCCCTGAAATATTCATATTTCCTCGTAATCTACGTTGACAAAAACCGTTTGCGCAGAGTCCAAATTCACATATAGCGATTGATTGACACCGCCTTGGTAATAAGACCGCCCCGCCTTAAAGCTGTGTGCATTCTTGCCGCCGTACTGACTAAACCTGTCATTAAAAAAATCAGTCCCGCCACTGGTGAACCGAAGCCCTGCGGTCACACTTGCCGAGTTATCAGGCGATGCTGAGATGTTGTACCACCACAATCTGATGCTTTTACCAGATGAGGGGGTGACGATAATCGTTGTCCCAGATGAATTAGCAGTAACAGCCTTTGGAGTGATTGCGCCATCATTGATGACTGCGTATTGCGGGTTACTAGCACCAAATGGAACCCCAGTGGGGTCAGTCGGCGTTACAGCCTCGGAGTGTACCTGTTGCCCACCTACGGTATTGAGGTAGGTCTGCAACTTCTTATCCGGCTCACTCCCGCTGATGTATGAATCAGCCATTAGATGCCCGTTACGGTTAGCGCACCGCTTGCAGTCAATCCGATTCCGCGAAGGAATGAGGCCCGAGCGCCTGCGCTATCAAGGTAAGCCGCGCCTACTGAATTGATCGTGATGCCGTCCTTTACATAAGCAGGGCTTGGCAGGGATGCAACGTATTTCAATTGGCCGGTAGCGCTATGCAGGAACCCATTAAGATAAACATCAGTGGCCCCGACTGAGCCACCATAGAGCGAAACGTATCGAGTGCCGTCAGCGGCATATGCTGCGCCGCCTTGATAGACGGGGTTTGTGACCGGGCCAGCACTGACAGCGGCCTTTCCAGCGTCGTTAACGAGCCATCCGTTACTGTACGGCATCTTGCGCTCCGACTGGTGCACTGACCATTCCCACAGGTCGTCCCGTTGCTGGGTCGCGCTGAATCACCATCTGCTTCGGGGCTTGTAGGGTCTGAATGAGGTTGGAAAGGTGTTCATGCACAGCGGCGGCGGGAGCGACATCAGTCGCGGCTTTATCCACAATCGCTTGGAGTTCGGCGAGTAGTTCGGGTTGCGCCTGAGCGCCAGCATTGATCTGTGCGACCTGAATGGCGGTCTGAGCCTTGATGCCTTCAATCTCGATAGCCAGTTGAGCCGATGAGTTGAGCTTCATCTGTTCAATCTGCTGTTCGGACTGAATCTTGAGTTGTTCGATGCTCTGCTGAGCCTCCATCTTGCCTTTCTCAATGATGCCTTGCATCTGGAGCTTTTGCTGCTCAAGTTGGCCCTGAGCTTGCATCTTGCCTTGTTCGATAGCTTGCTGTGGGTCAGGTTGCGGTGGTGTTGGCGGTTGCTTGGCCGATTCTTCAAACGCTTCCTCTACCTCGCTTCCGAAGCGGAATTTACGGATGAGGGTGAGCAATAGCGAGGTCGCGGCGTCCTTAGATAATGCACCCGCTTGTACGATAGGGGCAATGCCTTTGAAGTATCCACCAATGGCCTGCACAGCCTCGACAGCGGCTTTCTTGTCGGCTTCCTCATCCGATTGGATGGTGGAATCAGTCTCGACTTCAATCCGGAATCCGCGAACGTCATCATTACGAAGAACGGCCAGCACTTCCTCAATGGAAGGCTTTTGCATGGCTTCCTGAACTTCAGGCGGGATCTGTGGCGGCTGTCCGGTTTGTTGGCCCGCTTGGATCGCCATTTGCAGTTGTTGTTTCTGCTCTTGGCTCATCAGTTGAATCCCTGACATCTTCATGAGGGTTTCAGGGCTGAACTTGCTAGCAACAAGGTCGCCCATGATGCGGAGCAGATCGCGGCAGAATCGCTCAACATCCCTTTGCGATTGACTGAGGCGTAGATTCGAGTATTTCGCCTTGATCTCTTGCGCTGTAGCCGTCTCACTCGCAAAGGTAGAGCCGCGAACAATATCACTGAGGCCCGTAAGCTCTTGAATGTCTTTTTTTAACGATTCACGAGCCTGCTGTAGCGCGATATAGGTACTGGCGATTTCCTGTAAGGGCAGAAACTCCATCGAGCCTTTCAGCCCGCCCTTTTCAGCGAACATCGCCCATGTGTCTACGGCTACCAGCTTATTCTCAGCGCCTTCGCTCAGTAATCCTCGAATAGCAGGAGCCGAACCGTCATAAACACCAGCTACCTTGATCGCTTTAACGATTAGCGCTATACGGATGGTCAATTCATCCAATTCCTGCGCTTGATACTGATACTGTGCGTAATCAGGCGTGGGAATCAAATCATGGTTTGCTAAAGTAGCGTAAATCGGGCGCGGGCAAGGGAAGAAACCTTCAATCTCTAGCGGGTCATCTAGAACGTCCAGTACATCTTCTTTGTAATCTTTGCAGAACCAGATGGCTTTCTTTGAATCTTTGTCCCAAATCTCATAGATAACCGCCTCGTTACCTTCTTTTCCTTCGGGCTGATTTGATTTACTGCCCTCTTTTTCGGCCTGGCAATGGTTGAGCGGGATGTCCTTGTAAATATCAGGGAATCTTTCCTTCAACTTGGCCTTGTTCATGTAGGTCTTGCGCCATACCGCGGGCACTTCTTCCCATGTCCTAGCCCATGAGTGACCAAAATCTTCCCAATGAACGTAATCGGGGATGGCTTTTTCGTAAACCAGCCGTTCTTCGGGTTCTAAGGGTTCGGCTAACTGCGAGGTGTTGTCGTTGGGCTGTTCATCGCCCATGTCACCGTTATCAGTATCGTCACCGATCTTAGCATCATCGGTAATCTGGACTGCTTCGGTCTTGGCTTCATAGCGAACCCAAGCTGTGCCTCGGCCAGGCAATAGGCGATCAAGTACCGCCGCCCTGATAACTTCACCGTAATTCGTGCATTCAATGAGATAAGACAGACAATTCTGAATCATCTCCGCGCCGATACGCGCTGGCATGTCCTTTTGTTTGAATCTGCGCTCTATCCGTGGGATAGGGTCTTTGGCATACATCGCAGGGATGAGAACCTGCACGTTCGCCCACAAGATATTGTACTTGAGGCGCTTGTTATCACCACTGGTGGTGCTTTTGTCTAGGTAACGATCAATGATCTTGCGAGAGCGCGTCTCCCACTTTTCCGCATCGTTTTCGTAAGAGTCAATCTCCCGCGCCCACTTTGCGTAGAGCGAAGATGTTTTTATAGCTTTTGCCATGCCCGCTCCTCGTCTTTGTTCCAGAATATATCATTAAACGTTGGCTTTTGCGCCAGGTCTGGTGTTTTGGGCTTAACTTCTGGGTTTTGCTCGCGCCAGGCGATTGCCAGCATCCGGAATGCGTCGGCGTAGTGGCTCGTCCAATTGTGCAGCGGCTTATCACGAAATGACTTCTTATCTTCGTCATATTCACGCTGGTATTGCATCAGGGCTTCGAGTCCATCCGCGCAAGATACCTTGTCGAACCAGCAGCGCGGTAGCATCGATCTAACAGCCTGTATGCCGTCCTGTAGGCTCAGGGAAGGCACGATGCGGATGTTGTTGCCGATGCCCTTAATCAGCATCTCCTGGATGCTCTTGCCGCCACTGGCGAGGGTTTTGGCCTTGGCATCGTGGGGCAACCAGTGCAGTCCGTACTTGTATGGCTTGTTATTGACCAAATTCGCATAGAAGTCCACGTTATTCCCGTTGCTCGAATGCGCCTCAAGTATTCGAATCTCGCCTGCAATCACTTGATACCACCAGATAGCGGTATCGTCTGAGTAGCCCAAGTCCCATGCCGTGTGGACGGGGAACATGGGGTCATAACTCACCGTCTTTATGCGATCTTGCGCTGCGTTTAACTCTTTGCCGTAGTACGCGCCCTGAATGGCAGCGGTGAAGCTGCACTCAAATTCTTGCTCGTATTGATCGTCGGTCATGCCCTTTCGGGCGTCTGCAAGTTCATCCCTAGGAATCAGGCCGCTGGTACTAGCTTTTAGGCTTAGACTGAACCAATCAGGGTCATTAGAGCTTCGGCTGTAGATGTCCCAGAATGAGTTCTTACCCTTTGGTGTGCCAATGAAAACGGCCCATCCGCGACGGTCTGCAAGTAATGGACGGATGATCTCGCCCCAGACACTAGGCCGCATGTCGGCAAACTCATCTAGGATGACGCCATCCAGATAGATGCCTCGAAGGGCATCAGCGTTATCCGCTCCGTATAATCTGATGCGGGATCCGTTTACCAGCGTAACGGTGAGTTCGGATTCGCTGGGGTCTGCGCCTCTGACCCTCTCACTGTATCGCTTGAGGTAAGACCAAGCCACGTCTTTAGCTTGTCGGTAGTATGGTGCCACGTAAGCGTACCGACCATCTGATTTAGAGGTAGCAAGGGCGCGGGTGATAAGCTCATTAATGCATGCGACAGTTTTGCCAGCCCTGCGATGTGCAACGATACATGCCCATCGCTTGTCTCTATAGTGAAAGGGAACAAATTGCTCTCGCGGTTCATATAAGTTCACTTGTCGAGCTTGGTCTTAGGCAAGGGCCATTTAACCGTAATGTCGCCAGATACATTGGCTGCGATGCTTTGAGCGGGCTTGCCATCTAACCTGTCTCCAAGCTCCTTCAATGCTTGCATCTCGCCTTCATCGCACTTCGTGAGTAGTTGTTCGGCCAATGCGTCTAAGGCATCGCGCTTGCCCTTCAAGCTGAGATTGCGCCGGTCTAATGCCCTATTGATAGCGGCAGCCCATGATCTTTCCTTGGCTGCGTATTGATTGCCTTTGGCTGCGCTCATGATACTTGTTTAATTATTTGATAATTCAGCACATGTGTATGTAGACGATTGTATACTAATCCGCTAAAGGTTCAATACTGAACCCATTGAAGGCATCGGTTCCGTTGAAGTCTCTGCTCATTCGGTTCCAGACATCTTGAGCGCAAGTGTCGCATGTTTTATGCGATTGTTCGCCTTTTGTCACAGGCCAACTTATTCTGACTTCGGCATTGTTGTTGTGGCAAATGTCGCACTTAGGCATCTGCAATCTCTGCCACTTGAGCATGATGGAAGCTGCTTAGTGGAAGCGTGCCGTTATCATCAGTAGGTGGAAAACCACAGTTAGCGCATGAGATCGGCGCTTGGTCTTCATATCCGCGCTTGCCGTCACTTTCGAGATAGGCTCTTGAGGCTAGGATGGGTTCACCCTCTATGGCTTTATCAGCCTGATACCAAAACGCAATCTTCCCGCAAGCGTACGGGCCTTTGGTGTGCATGTAGGGGATTATTTGCATGGGTTTATTCAATAATATAAAACTGCACTTGGCTCACCCTTTGGCATGGCACGCGGTGAGGGACGTAAATCCTGCGTATGAATATCCGATTGTTGGCGGCGAGCTTCCACATCGTCTCTTTGAGAGAAGGGAGGCGATCACTAGCGGTTTGGCACATATCAAGTAGGTAATACATGCGTCCTCAAATAAAAAAGGGCGATTAAGCCCAATGCCATAGCGGGCAGGGAGGCCCGATTGCTATGGCGGTGCGTTGCCCGATTATACCAAAACTGCTGCGTTTTTAGTAGCCCTTTTCGCCCCTGCGTCTGATCTCACGCGCCTAGTGCCAGCGGGTCGTTCACGCACAATACCCAGAGCTTTTGTGTAGATGGTAATGGCTTTGACATTGCCTATGCTTAGGCGGTCATCGGTCATCATGAATAATCTATCCAGAGCATCTTCAAGAATTGCGCGCTCTTTTTCACTAATTTGCATACTAATCCTCTTTTGTCTATAATTTGCGCACAAGGCACGCACAGTTCGGTTCTAGACCGTTAAGCCTCTAGCCTCGCATTCGTGCGGGGCTTTTTATTGGCCTCCATCTCGTGCTTGCACAAGTTGCAGACGTAGGTAAAGCCGGTTCCCCTTGGCTTTCGGTAGGCGATGGCTTCGGGCTTTTTCTGTTTGAAGCATTTGCTGCAAACTTTCATGTCGTAGCTCATGCGAGTTTGTACGTTCTAACGGATTTACGGTTGGGCAGATGCTTCCACCCCTTAATCAGCTTGCGGCCCGTTGCGGGGTCTATTCCGTTGGGGCAAGCCTCGCCCAATCTACTTGATGTCTTGAAAGTTCCTGCAATCCTCAGCCGGTCCAGTGGCGTGATCGTCTTGCCGTTGCGTAGTGCGATCATTAAAGCTGTGCGTTGTGTTTTCATTTAGGCGGCTCCGGTAGTTTCATCCAGTGCGTTGCTTGTTCCGATTCAAATTCGTCGGCATTCATATAATCACTATCGACAGAGTGCGCGAGTCCAATTCCATATTGCGCTGCCCAACAAACCCCAAACTTTTTATTCTTACTGTCATATCCAAGAAATTCTCTACCGTCTCTAGGGACTGTTGCAATTGGGTTCCATTCGCTCATGCTGTCATCCTCCGCTTCTTGCTGTAGAGCCATGATCCCACGGTGTTCATATTCAGGTGGTGGCCTTCGTCCTTCATGCGATCCACTATCGTTGCAGCGCCGAAACCTCTTTTGTTGAGGAATCGGCACCTGGCTACGACTTCGGGGCTTTTAGTTACTTTCCAGTGTTCCATCCCTTTGACGCGGTTGTTCATATCAGCACCAAATGCAGTTTGTTTACGAGGATATGGCACTGGCCACCGTACTCCCGCTTCGCCCCTTCCACTTCTACGCGGTCGTTTTCCATCAGGTCGAATTCATCG